GATATAAGCCCCTTACGTGAGAATCTAGGGACTTTAGGCACAAGGTTAGATACCCTACTAAGTCAGCAAGAAAAGCTGTTAGAACTCAATACAGACGTTTCTAAGCTAGCTAACGAGATAGAGGCTATGAAAGGTACAGTAGCTAAGGCTGAGATTATAATAGAAAACATTGGCGATGTTGATGGTAAGATAAAGACATTGACTAAAGAGGTAGAGGATTTATGGCAAGGTATGGATTACTTGTCTAATCCCCTTAAGTGAGGCATTTATGATACAACAACTAATCGGACCTGTTTCAGGTTTACTTGACAAATTCATAGAGGATAAAGACAAGAAGAATGCTATCGCCTTTGAACTTTCGACAATGGCTGAAAAACACGCGCAGGAACTTGCGAAAGCGCAACTTGAAGTTAATAAGACAGAAGCGGCACACAGAAGCCTGTTTGTGTCGGGTTGGAGACCTGCTGTTGGTTGGACTTGTTGTATTGGACTTGCGAGTCAGTACATTCTTATCCCGATGGCAAATTTTGCGCTTGCTCTTGCCGATTCTACCATTAAAATCCCTGTACTAGACATGGCTACTATGATGCCAGTACTGATGGGTATGCTTGGTTTAGGCGCAATGAGAACTGTAGAGAAGACTAAAAAAGTACAGAGGGATAGATAATGTCGCAACCTAAAACTTTTGCAGAAGCTAAAGCACTTGCTGACCAAACGTACTTACAGTTTTTGCAAGACGAAGCGGATGCTATTACAAGTGAGTGGACTGAAGAAGACTATGATTTAGCAGAAAACCCTCAGTATAGAACAGAGGGTGTTATGGGTCGTCCTCAAACAAAAGTAAGAATATTACCTGAAGGCTACGAAGAATTACAGGAAATAAACTCGTACATTGAAAAAGGTCCTTTAGATTTTACCAGTGAAGAAACGTATGATTTGTTGATTAACACTCCTATGGGTAAGGGAGGGACAATGCCAACAAAAAAACAATACTGGATAGACGAAGACAAACCATTACGTCAGGCTGTAGAAGCACAATCAGAAGTAATGCAGAACTATTTAGATGAAGCAGGTATTCCAATAGTTCAAAAGTATGGAGACATGGAAGGTTTTGATAGACCTGATTCCTTCCGAGGTGAAGGTTTTTATTTAAACACAGGTACTGGGGCGCACATTGACTGGGGTTCGTCGTTAAAAAGAGGTCAAGATTATCGTTCTACTCCTGATTCAGAATTAGGAACATACAGTCAAGTATTTGTCAGACCAGACCCGAGTAATTTTGTTGACGCTATTGTTGCACCTATTGTTAGTTTAGCCGCACCACAGTTTGCTCCATTACTCACAGCGGCACGGGGTGGTGACTTAGGAGACATAGTTAAATCCTATGCTGTAGGAGAACTAACAGGGTCTCTAGGTGGAGACTTCCTTGAAGATACTTTAGCTAACTTAGGTGTTGACGCTGACTTGTTTGGTTTAGATGCTGAAACATTTACTGAAGGTTTAGGTAATGTTCAAGAAACAATGCTAGAGGGTGGTAGCGGTAAAGAAGCCCTGTTAAAAGAGTTTGGTGGTGAAGCCTTAGAAGCTGTAGGTGTAGACTTGCCTGAGTTTGAGTTACCTGAAACAGGTGTTATAGGAGACATTAGAGAGTTAGGTAGGACACTAGACGATGTACTATTACAGCCTGTTAAAGAAGGTGTAGAAGCTGTTACTGCTCCGATAGAAGACTTATCGACTCCTTTAAAGGAAGCTGTAGAAACCGTAGGAGAGCCTATAGTAGACGCAGTGGACGAGATTGTAGATGCTGTAGATAGTCCTTTAGGAGATTTACTAGAGGGCGTAATAAGCGGTATAGGCGGTACAGGAGGCATGATGTCGGGGGCTAGAAAACCTTCACAGGTAGAAGGACTATTTGACAAAGAGTTATTTAAATTTGACACAGAGATTAAGTCTACACAAGAAATGCTTAGTCCAACAAACACAAGAAGGTATGGATAATGACTTACTTACAACTAGTAAATAGTGTACTAAGAAGACTAAGAGAAAATGAAGTAACTACTGCTGTAGGCAGTGCTGATAGTTACACTAAACTTATCGGTGACTTTGTTAATGATGCTAAACGTATCGTAGAGGATTCGTGGGACTGGTCTTCGTTACGCAACACGTTTACTATCAACACAGTAGCTAATACATCTCAATATAATATAAGCGGTACAGGTACAGCCAGTAAGACGCTAGATGTAATTAACGATACGTCTAACTTCTTTATGCGTCACGCTACTTCTTCTTATATGAACAGTGTTTTCTTAAACTCTGAACCACCTAAAGGCGCACCTAACTACTATGCTTGGAATGGTTTTAACGAAAATGGTTATTTAACTGTAGATGTATTCCCTATTCCTGACGGTGTGTATACATTACGTTTTAACATGGTTGATAGAACAGCACCATTTACTGCTGATGCTACAGTTCTTGACGTACCTTCAGCACCAGTAATTCAGTACGCTGTTGCTTTAGCTTCCCGTGAACGTGGTGAGACAGGTGGCACATCAGCACAAGAACTATATGCTTTAGCTGACGCTACATTAGCTGATGCTATAGCTATGGATGCGGCACGATTCCCTTCTGAAACTGTATGGACGGCTTGCTAATGGCTCAACAACTACAAGCAGTATCTATTGTAGCACCTGCGTTTTCTGGTATTAACAATCAGGATTCGCCTACGGCTATTGATACTTCTTTTGCGGCTACGGCTAATAACTGTGTCATTGACAAGTTTGGTCGTATTGGTTCTCGTAAGGGAAGTGTTTTATTAACTGAAAGTTATGATGAAGAAATAGTAAAAACAGCTTACTTGTATAATAATCCTGTAGAGTTTATAGATGAGTTTGTAGATAATTTAGGAGTATCTACTGTTTACTTTGCGGCAGGACAAGCAAGCGGTAGTGGTCCAAGCCATAGATATATTTACAAAAACCCTGAAAACCCTGTTAATGTGAGACCTGCGGATTACAGTCCAACAGCTAACAACTGGAAGATGGCTAGTCTTGCTAATAAAGCATACTTTTTTCAACGTGGACATGAGCCTTTAGTATCTACAGGTGGTGGTAATTTAGGCGTAATAAGCGATAACCACGTACCTCAAGCTAATGAAGTTATAGCCGCATACGGTAAACTATGGGCGGCTGATGTTGCTGAAAATAAACACACAGTATATTGGTCTGATACATTACTGGGCAGTGTATGGCATGGTGGAGCATCAGGTTCTTTAGACTTGCGTACAGTATTTCCTAGTGGCTTTGACGAAGTAACTGCACTAGCGGCACACAATGGTTTCTTAATTATATTCTGTAAAGATTGTATTTTAATTTACTCTGGTGCTGAAAGTCCTGCTTCTATGGTTTTACAAGATGTTATTGAAGGCGTAGGTTGTATTGCGAGAGACTCTGTACAAAATACAGGTAGTGACATTATATTCTTGTCTAAAGATGGTGTACGGACGCTAGGGCGTGTTATACAAGAAAAGTCTGCACCTATGCGAGACATCAGTAAAAACATTAGAGATGAGTTAATACTTGAGGTAGGAAGACACTCAGGTCCTATTAAGTCTGTGTATAGTCCTGAAGAAGCCTTCTATGTGTTGTCATTACCTGACGAAAACTTAGCTTATTGTTTTGACATGAGAAGTTTCCTACCAGACGGTTCAGCTAGGGTGACTACTTGGTCCGATATAAATGCTAAGTGTTTGCTACGTAAACGTAACGGTGACATTTTGTTTGGTAAACTATTTGGTGTTTACAAATATACAGGATACAATGACGCTTCAAGAGCAAGTGGTGGTACTGCGGGTAATCCTGCCGCCCTTGAACGTGGAACGTACACAATGAAGTACGAAAGTAATTCAATGGACTTTGGCAAACCTGCAAACATTAAGTTTTTAAAACAACTGGAAGTATCAGTAGCGGGTAACTTAGGTGAAGACTCTATATTAAGATGGTACTATGACTAT